GTACAAGGCGGTGCATCGAAATCATCCTTGTTCTGTCTGGGTTCGGGAGAATCGAAACAATTTTCTTATGCTTTGGAATTTGGGCATGGCGTTGTGCCGAGAGTACACCTATCGGTATGACAAGGTACATAAGTCGCAAGCCGTCATAGAGGGGTTAAAACACGTTTCAAAGGCGTTGCCGAGTGAAGCAATGACACCACCGCCACAGTGTATGCCTAATGAATATAAGGTCAATCTGGATGTTCCAAGTAAGTGGGAAGGATGGGCACGGCGCACGGCCCGCGCTTATGGTGCCTATTATCGAGGGGAGAAGGCAGGGTTTGCGAAGTGGTCAAAGCGTGGCATTCCGCCTTTTATGTATGATAAAAACGGTGATATTCCTTATACGGATTAGAAATCGTTTTTATTTTTTTTAATAAAATAGGGGTAACTTAGGTAACTTAGGTAACCTAACTGATTTACAAGGATTTTTTAGGTTACCTTTCATTAACAAGGTTACTAATAAAAAGGAACTTTTCGCCTTTCTGTCAAATGGAAGTGAAAAAAGTTTTTTGAGTTTTAAATCGTATAGAGAGATATAAATGTTTTTGTTGTTAAAAATAATAAAGTTTTTTCGTAAACCCACCGCTTCTGCAAAAAAATTAAATGAAGAATATAAAAAGTTAAAGAGAAAAAACAAACTTAAGTATTATAGAAAGCCTTGAAGTATAGGAAGCTATGCGATAAGCTAACGTTTCATTAATTAAAAAGGTATTTACACTATGAAAAATCAAAACCCCGAAATAATAAACGGATGTTCTTTGTACTCTTTCGTCATGCCGAATTGCGATTTTTTAGGTGCGACCCTTCGTGTTGGGTTGTGTCACGAAAAAACAGATACATATGATTGTAGAGAAATCACTTTTAAAAATTATGTTACAGATGATTGCCAAGTGTTAAATGATATTAACGTTCATATTGATAATGAATTAATGAATGTGAATGTTCATTTCTGGGATTTTTCTGAAGAGGAACAAAACCGCGTTATATATCAACATCGTGACGAATTCGTTAATGCTCACCGTCAGTTTTTAAGATCAACTTTTAAATGGGATCATGTTAGGACGGATAAAGAACAAAAACTTGTTAACTTTTTAATCGAGGAAATTAATTTTTTTAAATGCGAGGTTGATAAAAATAGTTTTTTGGATTGGTTTCTTGTTGGAGCAAATGCGCTCAACGATCACGACCATTACGAAATGGCGAAAAGTGAAACTTGGACGGGTCATCCTTTAGTTTTTAATTATTAACTTTCTTTATTTACTTAACCCCGCTTCGGCGGGGTTTTTTTGTTTAAAATAAACTACTTTACTTATGGGAATATATGGGTCAAACTAACGCTTCATTAATCAAAAATTGAGGAAATAACATGAGTGATATGACTGACGAGAGAATAACAGAGGAGCAAGCCGAGCTGTGGCTTGGAACAGATTGGCAGTTTTCTACGATAATAGAAATTATTGTTGATTTGGCAAATGATGACTATGACCAAAAACAAATGCGTCAAGATATATTAGACGCAGAACAAGGAGTAAAAAAATGATTATATCAACTGAATCACCTAATTTTGAAGAAATTAAAGAATACTTTGAGCATTTCGTTTCAGAATTTGACAGCGAAACCTACGCGGAGAGCGATGAACACGACATGCATGAGTATGCATTTAACACTGATTACTACATCATAGGTACGCATAAAGCGAAAGAATGGTGCGGTGCGGATACTTGGGAAATAATACAAACCGTTGTTGATTACGAGAAAGACAACTTCGGAGAAGTATCGACACCAATAGATGATCCAGAGCGTGTTGTTAATATGTACACCTACATTGTAGGTGAGCAGGTAGTCTATGATTACTTTGAAGAGGGGGAAAAGAAATGAAATTTCAAATAACGGCAACAATAGAGCTAACTCGTGAGGTGACAGGCACGATCAACGTAAAGAAACAAGATGTAGTTGATGCGGGATTCTGCAAATCAGTAGAAGACGGAGATTCGACAGGATGGTATGGATACGTAGCTGACTTTTTAGAGTCGGAGTTTGAGCTAAATGAATATGATTATTATCCAGCCGATATAGAAATACAGGAAGACTGCACAATTGATGACTCATGCCGATCAATTTTGATCGATTGGTAGACACCACAAAAAGGTTAATAGAACCCCGCTCATGCGGGGTTTTTTTTGCTTCAAATAAAGTGCTTGCGGTATGGGAATATATGCGTCAAACTAATGTCTCATTTAATTAAAAAAAGGTAATAACAATATGTCTAACTCTAAACAAAAAATTGATGCACTACATAAAGCGACCGCCGATCGTTTACTTTCTGAAATGGAGAAGAACGGCACCGACTGGTTGAAGCCGTGGTCTGTCGAACTACAGGACATTGCACGAAACCCAATTACTGGTACTGAGTATTCCGGTTCTAACGTTTGGCGGTTGATGTTCGCAAAAATGGATAACGGTTTCACTCGAAATGAGTATTTGACATTCAACCAAATTAAAACAGCCGGAAACGGCAACTGGTCAATTAAAGGCCAGAAGTCTTGCGCTCAAATTGTGCGGTGGATATCAACATATAATATCGATAAGAAGACTGGTGATAAAATTCAAGGCCGTGGAATGTTTCCTAAAGTCTTTGCAGTTTGGAACGTTGATCAAATTGACGGTTACCCAAAAGCCGAACCGACAGAACCCAAAAAGCCGATCGTTAATGGTGAAGCCGTAGCACTCGCACAAAATGCTTTTAGTGCTAACGGTGCTAAAGTTGTCTATGGTGGGGACGTTGCATGCTTCATTCCTTCACGTGACCAGATCAACATGCCCAATGCTAACGACTTCGTGAGCGGGGAGGAATTCGCTTCTACTGGCATGCATGAGCTTACACATTGGAGCGGTCACAGTTCTAGGCTAGACCGCGATCTGAAAAACCGCTTCGGTTCCAAAGAATACGCGTTTGAGGAATTGGTAGCGGAATTTGGTGCATGTTTTATTTGTGCGTCGCTTGGAATTGAAAAGTTAGCCGTTGCGAATCATGCCAAATATTTAAACAATTGGAAAAACTGTTTAGCCACCGATCCTAACGCCGTGAATAAAGCGATCACATTGGCGGGTAAAGCGAGCAAGTACATCTTAGATAATGCCAATAAGGCGGTACTTGATAAGGTAGCTTAATCCCTAACTTAACCCCTAACCTAACCCCGCTCATGCGGGGTTTTTTTATGCTCGTAATATAAGCGAGCACCGCGAGCCGTGCACCGCCGAAAACGTACCACAACAAACGCACCGCGCACCGTTACCCCGTACCCCTAACCCATGATCCGCGCACCGTGAAACGCGATGCAATGCGCGACTACCGAGCACCGCGCACCGTTAGCCAGTAATTAAGAAACGCGCACCACGGTACGCAATCGGCTAATTAATAGTAACACCGCACTATCTTATAAAAACCGCGCACCGCGCATCTTAGGACGGTTTAACGAGGGGTGCATTAAGCTAGGAACCTTATTATCAATCAAGGTTAATTAATAACGCTAAGTCGTTGATTTATAAGTAAAAATCGAAAATTTACCCCCTACCTCGGCGTGCGGGGACAAGGTGCATGTTTCTGACAAATATTTCAGTAAAAAAACGAATGAGTTTTTAGGCATAAGTACCTATTAGACATGTCCTATATATTTTTATGCTTTTTTCCTGTACCGTGGGCCGTGAAACCTTGACAATGTTCCACGTGAAACATAAAAATGGGGTAGGAGTCCCAAGCCCCCAAAAAAATATATAAAATTTAAAACCTATGAGCGCAGTCCTTTCATCAGATGTAGAAGACAAACGAATTAAGCTAGAGCTTCGTCTTGCCCAGTTAAAGAAGAACGAAGCTTGTGAAAAATATTTTTTAAATTTTGTTAAAACCATGTGGCCCGAGTTCATTGTCGGCAAGCATCATGAGATCATTGCAGAGAAGTTAGAGCGGATTGCCAGCGGTGAACTGAAACGTTTGATTATCAACATGCCGCCAAGACATACCAAGTCAGAGTTTGCCAGTTATTTGTTTCCTGCTTGGATGATTGGAAAGAATCCTGCCATGAAAATTATTCAAGCGACGCACACCACGGAACTTGCAGTCAACTTCGGGCGTAAAGTAAAAAATTTAATTGAGCGTGAAGAATACAGCGGCTTGTTCCCTGATACTAAGTTAGCGGTCGATTCAAAAGCATCGGGTCGTTGGGACACGAATCGCGGTGGAATGTACTACGCCGTCGGCGTTGGCTCAAACCTCGCGGGTCGCGGTGGTGATTTAATTATTATTGACGATCCGCACTCGGAGCAGACCGCCATGTCAAACACCGGGTTCGATGATGCGTGGGATTGGTACACGGGTGGACCCAGACAACGTTTGCAACCGGGCGGAGCCATTGTTTTGGTACAAACCCGCTGGTCAGAGAAGGATATGACGGGTCAATTGATACGAGCGCAAGGCAAAGATGACCACGCAGACCAATGGGAAGTGGTGGAATTGCCCGCAATCATGCCGTCAGGAAAAGCCTGTTGGCCTGAATACTGGACCCTTCCTGATTTAGAAGCGGTAAAAGCCTCGATACCTCCGTACAAGTGGAACGCGCAATACCAGCAGCAGCCGACGGGAGAAGAAAACTCAATTCTGAAAAGAGAATGGTGGCAACGCTGGGAGAAAGACAGCGTACCGCAGCTTCAGTATGTCATACAAAGTTATGACACCGCGTTTAGTAAAAAGGAAACGGCTGACTTCTCGGCGATAACTACATGGGGTGTGTTCTATCCAGAGGAAGGCGGACCCCCTAATTTAATTTTGCTGGATTCTAAAAAAGACCGTTGGGATTTCCCCGCGCTAAAAGACGTGGCGCTAGAGCAGTATCGGTTTTGGGAACCGGAGACGGTGATCATTGAAGCCAAAGCCAGCGGTATGCCCCTGACCCAAGAACTCAGGCAAGTAGGAATTCCTGTAGTAAACTTCACACCGAGCCGAGGTAATGATAAGCTGGCTCGTGCCCACTCTATTTCACCCTTGTTTGAGAGCGGAATGATCTGGGCACCCGACGAACAATGGGCGGAAGAACTCATTGAAGAGTGCGCCGCTTTTCCTAACGGGGAGTATGACGATTTAGTGGACAGTACAACACAAGCGTTAATGCGCTATCGACAAGGAAACTTTGTACAGTTACCATCAGATGATTGGAAAGATACTCCGACTTCCAGTACGATAAAAGCTTATTATGGGTAAAGGATAAACGCATGGCTACTTTAGAAGAAGAATTATTTTTTAGCAGAATGAATCGTCCGAAAGGGGTTGGTTCGATTGAGTTAGAGCAAAACACTGGCGCTAGTAGCAATGATGGCGGGCTAGAAAAACTTAGATCGGGTCTTCTTAAGATTAGCAACGATACAGGTTTACCACCTACTTTTTTTAATGTTACTCGACGAGTTCCTCCCACACGAAGTTTTGCAGAAACGGAAAACAAAATATCCGACGACGTAATGTCCGCTGTAGCTAACTCAGGGGTAGATATGAACAGCCAAAGGGCTAGAGATATCATGAAGAACATGGGGTCTAGTGCCGGAGCGTTTGGCTTAGAAAACTTACCAAACAACGTTATGCCGCAATCCGCTGGAACATCTGCTGGAACATCTCCCGCAAGAACTTTTGCAGAAAACGAAATAGCAAACAACGACGCTATATTGAATCGAATGGCTCAAAAAAATTATACCGAAAACGAAAGAGACTTTGGTTTTAATGTTGGTGCTCTTGTGGATAAGCAGATGGTAAATTCAGATCAAACCACACTGCAAGCACTACTTTCGTTACTTGAAAGTGGTCAAATTTCTGAGGACCAAGCGGAACAAGCTTTTAATAGAATAAGACAAAAAGAACAAGAAGCGGCCCAAAATGTTTTTAACCAAGCGGCGGAAGCTAGACAACGAACGTATAAAAGTTCACCAATAAACGTTTATATACCACCTACGGATGATGATGGGAACTTCTATTACCCAGATGAAAAAAAAGGTAATTAAACATGGCAGATGACCCGGTAATTTCTTTAGTAGAACGAGTAGGCGACGACCCCAAACTTTCTGAAATGGCTTTGGACGTAGAAATAGAAACTATCGGAACACCTATGGGTGTAGAAGAAGGTATTCCAGAAGGCATAGAAATAGAAGCTACCGACGACGGTGGCGCGGTTATTGACTTAGACCCTTCTCAACAAGAGGAAGAAGAAGGTTTTTTTGATAATCTAGCCGAATACCTAGACGATCGCGATCTAGGGTCTATAAGCAACGAGCTTTCTTCTGAGTTTGAAGCGAATAAATCTTCCCGAAAGGATTGGGAAGACACTTATTCCAATGGTATGGAACTGCTTGGATTGAACTACGAAGAGCGAACCACGCCTTTTCGGGGTGCGACCGGAGTCACACACCCGTTATTAGCCGAAGCTGCGACACAATTTCAGGCCCACGCCTTTAATGAACTGCTCCCGCCTAACGGACCCGTAAAAACAGTTATCATGGGGACCCCTACGCCAGAAAAAGAACAGCAAGCGGTCCGCGTAAAAGAATTCATGAACTACTATTTGATGAATGTAATGGAAGATTACACGCCAGAGCTTGATCAAATGTTGTTTTATTTGCCTTTAGCAGGCTCTACCTTCAAAAAAGTATATTTTGACGAGACGTTAGACCGAGCTATCAGCAGTTTTGTACCCGCAGAACACCTTGTTGTGCCTTACGAATGCAGCAGTTTAGATTCTTGTCCAAACATTACTCAAGTTTTGCGTATGCCGCTAAACGAATTGCGTAAAAAACAGGTATCTGGATTTTATAAAGACGTTGCGGTACACCCATCGCAGCAAAGTTCGGACTCGATCAGTCAAGAAGTAGAAAACATAGACGGTATGCACCCGTCTAACATAGATTACGACTGCACATTATTGGAATGTCACGTTGATTTAGACCTTATTGGGTACGAAGAACGAGACGAAGAAGGCGAAGAAACAGGCATAAAAGTACCTTATATCGTCACTATTAGTGAAGACAGCGGTCAAGTTCTTGCTATTCGAAGAAACTATCAAGAAAACGACCCACTTAAAAGAAAGATACAATACTTCGTACACTACAAGTTTTTACCCGGATTTGGCTTCTATGGTTTAGGGCTAATCCACACAATAGGCGGTTTGTCGCGAACCGCGACTGCTGCACTTCGACAACTGATTGACGCAGGAACATTATCTAACCTTCCAGCAGGTTTCAAGGCTCGCGGCCTACGGATCAGAGATGACGAAGATCCTTTGCAGCCGGGAGAATTTAGAGATGTAGATGCGCCGGGCGGAGCGATCCGTGACAGCCTAATGGCATTACCGTTTAAAGGCCCCGATCAAACGTTAATGGGTTTATTAGGTTTTGTTGTTGAAGCAGGGCAACGGTTCGCGACCATTACAGATCTAAAAGTGGGCGACGGAAACCAAGGCGCGGCTGTCGGAACAACAGTAGCTATGTTGGAGCAAGGCACACGGGTCATGAGTGCTGTGCATAAACGCTTGCACTACGCAATGCGGCAAGAGTTTAAGTTGCTGGCAAGAATTATGGCGGAGTATCTGCCCGCAGAATACCCTTATGAAATAGCCAACGCCGACCAGAGCGTTAAGGCAGAAGACTTCGATGACCGCGTGGATGTTATCCCCGTATCAAATCCAAATATTTTTTCACAAGCGCAGCGTATTGCTTTGGCTCAAACTCAAATGGAGTTGGCTTCACAAGCACCTGATATGCACAATCGGCACGAAGCCTTTCGACGTATGTATGAAGCGCTGGGCGTAAGAGACATTGATAAAATATTGAAGGCACCTTCTACCGAAGAACCGCAGCCAAAAGATCCGGCGCAAGAAAACATAGATGCGCTAGAAGCTACAGGCTTACGTGCTTTTGAAGGACAGAATCACGACGCACATATCATGACTCACTTAGTTTTTGGCGCGTCAGGGATTGTTCAAGCTTCACCTGAAATAGCAGTGTCGATGCAAAAACACATTATGGAACATGTAAAAATAAAAGCGCAAGAACAGGCGCAAGTAGTGTACATGCAGCAAATGCAACAAGGTCAAATACCGCAGCCGCAAAGTGAGCAAGAGCAGATGATGCAGCTAGAACTGATCACCGCGCAACTTATTGCCGAAGGTATGCAACAAGTGAAAACGCTAGGCGACCAAGTAGCAAACGCAGGGGAAGAGCAAGGCCCTGATCCGTTAATCGCGCTCAAACAACAAGAGTTACAGATTAAAGGTCAGAAGAGCGAATCCGACATCGCAATGGACCAAGCGGAACTACAGCTTGACCAAGAAAAAGAAATGCGTAAAGCTGGTGAGTTTCAACAACGGCTACAAAGCCAAGAAGACCAAACGGCTGCTAGAATACAGTCGGCTTTAGATAGAGAACAAATGCGTCAACAAAACCAAAACCGAGGACCCCGACAATGAGTTCAGTTAAAATTGTAACCAATTCAATGGAAAAAGCTCCGAAAGCACAAAACCATGCGGACATAAAAGGCCAAGGAACTATTCCTTATGCAAAGACCGTTGAAGAAAAAACTCCGAATACTGAAAAAGCTACAGTAACTACGGGCAAGAAGCGCGGCATGGGTGCAGCCCTACGCGGCAACACGTTTAAGATCTGTTAAGGAAACTGTTATGGCTGGTAAAGGTTTGTATGCCAACATTAGGGCAAAAAAACAGAGAATTAAACAAGGCTCCGGTGAAAAAATGAGAACGCCCGGAAGCAAAGGTGCTCCGACAAAAGAAAATTTTAATCGAGCAGCACAAACAGCAAAGTTTTCAGAAGGCGGGGAAGTCTTAAAGAAGAACATAGACGGGATCGCAATGCGTGGCAGGACTAGAGCGGGGATGTGCGCGTAACTCAAATGGCTAAACCCTTTGTTTATAAGTGTGAGTTGGACCGGGTAGTTGACGGAGACACCTGCGATGTCAATTTAGACTTGGGTTTCTCTATTATTCTAGCAAAACAACGAGTCCGTCTTGTAGGAATAGATACCCCCGAATCACGGACCAGAGATCTAGCAGAAAAGAAACTTGGGCTACAGGCTAAAGACTTATTAAAAGAATTAACACAAGATGGTTTTGTTTTAGAATCACAGGGGCGCGGCAAGTACGGACGTATTCTTGGCGTGTTGTGGGATTTTGATGGCAACAGTATTAACCAAAAATTAATTGAAGCAGGGCTGGCTGTAGAGTATTGGGGTGGCACTAAAGTTAAAGTCTGGGGCGATTATTAATGAAAAAGAAAAAATCAGAAATAAGAATTCATACATCCAATGTTGACCGAGCATACAACGCAACTCGACTATACCCTGCGGGAACACAAAAACCAAGAACACGTGTAGGCGGAAACTATGAATTTAATGGCGGCAGTTTAAGTGGACGAGTTAATTTAGGCGCAGGAAGCCCAAGCTTTACTGGTCGGCTTGAGAAAAACATAGGTGACGCAACTGTTGGTTTAAGCGGCGGCGCGGGTTCTTTCGATAAAGAAATTATGTTTGACATAGCCATTCCTTTTAAAAAAGGCGGTGCTGTTAAAAAGAAAAAAGCTAAATCCAGAGTTAACGAGTCGGGTAACTATACAAAACCTTCGCTACGCAAACGACTATTTAGCCGGATTAAGTCTGGAGGCAAAGGCGGTAAACCCGGTCAGTGGTCCGCACGAAAAGCGCAGATGTTAGCTAAAGCATATAAAGATGCTGGCGGAGGATATCGGTCGTAATGGCACTTAAAAAGCCACAGAAGTCGTTAAAAAAATGGACTAAACAAAAGTGGCGTACTAAGTCGGGCAAGAAGTCTTCTAAAACAGGAGAACGATATTTGCCAGAGAAAGCGATTAAAGCAATGAGCGCAAAAGAATATGCAGCCACGACCCGTAAAAAACGAGAAGATACGAAAAAAGGCAAACAGCACAGTAAGCAACCGAAGAAGATAGCAAAGAAAACTAGGCGGTACAGGAAGAAATAATGGGTTTTAAACTTGCAATAATACTAGGCGCACTTTTACTGG